TAATCTTTTTTTAATATCTTCTTTAGGTTCGATTATAATGCTGCCATTGCTCTTCCTACTCCATTTTATTTCCGAGGCTTCCTCTTTTAAAGTTTCGCCGGGTGGCAGCATTGCACCTGTATTGTTTTTAGGATCCAGCCAGTCCCTGACAGCCCAAAATAAATAAGCTCTCATGTTTGCGAATTTATTTTGACCCGTAATATCTGTAAGTTCTTTTCCCCGCTTGTCTTTAGCCTTTTCACTGTATTTGCAACTTATTGCAGTTTTGTCGTACTCCAGTTCAATAAGTCGAGAATAAACACCCGCACCTTCGCCAATCGTGTCAATACTCGCAACGCTTCCCGGATGCGTGTCCAAAATGTTTTTTACGGTTCCGGAAACTTTCATGTGGTCAGCTTTGCCGCCTGAATGTACTTTATTCATTTTTTCAACATAGTTCCCAAAACGGGAACAATAAACGGTACTATCCCTGCCCATGCCGGCTACATCAACGCCTAAAATCAACTTGTCTTTAATAGGTTCGGCGTTTACTTTCCACCGTTCCTGCGCTGCTTCAATCCATTGTTGCGGTATCAAGACATCTTCATCAACTTTAGGAAACTTTCCCAATACTTTTATCCTAAACAAGTCTTCCGGGCGGTACCAATTACCTTCAAACTCAAAATCGTCCTCTTCTTCTTTTTTGTCTTCTTCAGGGATTTGCGTACACCAGTTTTCAATTTTATCAATAACCCAATCGTAATCCACTTGTCCAGGAATGATACTCTTTTTATGGACCACATTAGGCGCCGTAAGGCTGTTTAACCTGAACTTATGCCAACGGTCACCCTTTTGGCTTTTCGCTGCATATCCTATTGTTGTATTTGGGTTGAACACCAAAAGGATACGGCTATTACCTTGTAGGTTACCTTCTATGGCAGAAAATGTGTTGTCGTTAATACCCGAAGCTTCTGTAATTACGAACATGGTATTTACTGCGTGGAAGCCCGACCATGCTTCATGTTGGTAGGGGTCAGCCCTAAATCCCGTCAAGTACCATTCCTCAAAATCGGTTCTAATATCACTACTTACCAGTCTTCCCGGTAAGTTAATACCTTTTGCTTTTGCTTTCTTAAATAATCGAGCAAATTCAGGCTGCATGATATTATCAACCTGTCGTGCTGTTGGAGCTGTTAAACAAACCTTCGTGTTTGCAATAAGAGAACCTGTTGCGTTCCATTTTGGAGTTAGGTACATAAAACACATGGCAGCAACCGCCGCCACATAATCCTTACCTCTTGCTGTTCCTGATGCAACCGTTGTTCTTGAATTAAATTGGACTGACCTTAAAATTGATTGCTGCTCTGCATCTAGTTTGGAATCAAAGGCTTCAAAAGCGAATTTATTCCAGTCGGAACGCCATTCACTAAATTTTTTAAATGCTGATTCTTTTAAGTTAGTTTCCATTAATTTAACCTAATAAATTGAGTATCGTTTTTCCTTACACCTTGTAGTTTTCTATTCAAAGAAACAGCGTGAATGTTGTGTGCTTTAGCTGCCTCTATTCCGCTATTAAAATATATTCCCGTTTCAACATTCAAAACCATTTTGCCAAACATATTTCGCTCCAACATCCCGTTTGATTGATTCCTTTTTTGGCTTTCACTTATCCTTTTACCCAAGTGTGCTTTAGACATATTGGACTTTGCTTTCTTGGAATGGATCCTGCCTTTGTGCGCAGTTGATATTAAACTTCGAGTATGCTCAGATAAGATTTTGCCCTTCCTTTTTAATGATTGACTTTTCCTACCTTCGTCTGAAAGTTTCCAGTCTCTATTTTGCTGACCCATACTCATATTCGCTTTGGCTTCTTTAGTGTGAACTCTGCCTTTATTCAATAAAGAAATCCGACTTTTAACTTCTGCTGAATGTTTATATCCTAAAGGTGATCCGGCTATCTTGAGGGTATTAAATCCATTTTTGTTAAATGGTTTCAATTTATCTAAATAAATCTGTTCTGTAGTTAACAATTTACCTACATCGCAAAACTCCAGAACACTAAATTCAAGAGCATCAATGCCGTACTTATTTACAAAGCTTTGAAGTTGCTTTGAGCTATGTGTTTTGCTCAATAACAACTTTCTATGATCCCTAAATCTTGTTTGGAAACTCTTAGTGCTACCTACGTATATTTTTTTATTAATATAGTTGCTTATACAATAAACGCCAGAAAACTTTAGATCTGCTTTGTCTATATTATTTTTCATCTTGATTTGAAGATTCTTTTAACAATGAATAAAAACCAAGCTCGCCGCTCAACTCTCGTTTTTCAGGTGCATACAATCCCATTAATTTCCGCCGTTCCGCCAATTGTTGCCTGATCTCCGCAATGTACCTCGGGTCACCGTCTTTAATTTCTTCCTTTACCGTCTTTTCGATTTGGGAAGTAGTCACTTTCCCTTTGCCAGCAATATTGCCTTTTTTCTTTTCCGTAGTAGCTTCATGGTTTGTTTTACTCCTGGTCCATGCTTCCCATAATTCATGTACCGCTTCATCTATGCGCTCAAGTTCCAACTGAATAGCTAAATCAATGTCATCAATGCGAGTGGTGCGCCATTCCTTCAACAAACTTTGAATGTCGTTGAAGATGGTGCCGGTTGCTGGCACTTTTTCAAGCTGCATTTTCTCCATGACCGCAACGGCAATTTTGCGGACAGATGCACCTTTCTTGTACATGTCCGCAACGATTACCAACCGTGCTTCTTTTGCTTGCCGTCTTTTTTTATAGATTATGTCGCTCATGTCATTCTTTTAATGTTACGGAAAATCCACGCTTTTCAAGTTCTAGCTTTAATTTTTCCAGTTTAGGAACATCGCTATCCTCAACCGTTATTTTAGGAAGTGCTATGTTTAAGCTTAGTGGCATGTCGTCCGTTTCTTCTTCATCGTCCCATTCTAACTCCAATCCCCAATCCGCTAAATCTTTTGCATCCCATTCCGCCTTTAAGATATCCATATCAAATTCACCGTTGGAAATATTGTCACGAATAATGATTTCTTTTTCTTCCTTTTCTGTGAGATTCGGAATTAAAACCGTTGGCACTTCCTCCATGTCGATTTTTACGGCGGCTTTTAACCGTTGGTTACCTGCAATTGCAACCAAAAATCCTGTCCTATTGGACAAAATAATAGGTCGTGCTTCAAAGAAGGATTTATTCTTATTAATGGACTCGCAAAGTTTATCCAGCGCATCATCGCTAATCGTGCGTGGGTTGCCCTTTAGCGGGTCAATATCGACCGTTTTACGGTATTTTATCTGGAGTTGTGCCATACAACACAAAGATAAGTATTTTTTGGTCTATTGTGCTAAAATATGAAAATATCCCGTAAAAGTGTGATAATTGGGGATACCATGCTTTTACGGGATATACCTATGGCAGTTACGTGTTTTCTATTTTATTGAGTTGTGAAATTAAAGCATCGGCATACGCCACGGCATCCTGCGCCACTTCTTCCGGGTCGGTAACATCGTGTTCGCCCCATGTGGAAATTATCCCTTGCATTGCTCTTGCCGCTAATTCAGCACGGATGGTTAAGCCACTCTTGTTTTTGTAAATACCGGGGAATTGCTGTTTGTTTTCTCCGCTTAATGGTCTTGCGGCATCGTTTGGTCTAATCATTGTTTGTTGTTTTTGTTTGGTTTAAAAATTATTATTGCATATGCTAATCCGAAGATTAGCCATAAGATACCTTTAAAGAATTCCGGGTTCATGTGGGTTATTAATTGTGCGCAATCCCAAATTGTTTTCCAGTTTTGGATTATGAATTGCATTTTGCTGTTGTAAGGTAGCTGCCTAAGTCTGTAATAAATAAAAATCATGTTGGTGTATTTTTATTTACCTACTTGGGCAGCAGTATTTTTATACTTTTTTCTTAAAATAAATAATTATTGTTCACAATTTACCTGTTCAATTATTTAATATAAACTCAATAATCTTCAACCCTTCTTCCATATTCCGGTAAACGAAAGACTTTGCGCCGTGCCGTTCCATTAGTTCGCCCCATTCTTTTTGCTGTGGACTAAGGTCATTGCGACCTACTTTTGTTTCGATAATGTAGAATTTCCCTTTCCAAAAGACATGCAGGTCCCATACGCCAGAGGTCATTCCGGTTGCTTTAAGTTTCATGGCTTCCACGGGATTGCGCTTACCGCCATTTGGAATTGCCCAAATGTGCTTTCGGAGTTGTGGGTAGCTGTTCCATACCGTTTGATAGAATTGTGCTTGTAGTTGGTCTTCGGACATGGTTAATAAATTGGCGGTTGTGGTTTGATGATTGGTTGGTAGTGGGTGTATTCTACTTCTCTCCATCCATAAAATCCTTTTGCATGAGGATTCCATTCTCTCATCACTATTTCTCCATCTTTTGTGAGAATCCAGCAATAGCAATATTCATCAGGTATCTTGCTCTCGTCTTTAGCATCAATCCAAAAATTGTTGGTTTCGATGTCTCGGAGTGATTTAGGTCGAATTTTTGCATTCTTTCTGTCAGCTATTTCCCATATAGAATCTATATAAGGAACTGATTCAAAAAATGTCATATCGAACCATCCATTCTCATCTATATGAGGATTATAAAGACCCCCATACGCTTGTTGTATTGCTTCTTGTTTTGTCATGATATTATTTGTTTTATTGTATTTGTTGAAAAAAAAATTACATCTTTGGGAAAATTTATTTTTATGAGGTATCAAATTTATACTGCACAAAGTGACACAGAAGAAGGATTAGATAAATTGATAAACGATTTCTTGCTAAGCCATATAGGGGATATTTCTTTTAATGTGATAAATGTGTCACTTTCTAATGTTTTTAATGCCAAAGAGGGGTATGTCGTTTTCTCTGCTTCTGTTTTATATAAAGGTGTTATTTGATGGTGCCCTGTTTTTGTAACTAACGACCAATGTTTGCCTTTATACACTCCGCGCCTTTCTGACCAAATCGGTATTGATTGATGCATGAATAAACCCAAGCCATCATGATCGGTTACTTTTAGTTCGCCTATATTAAAGCGTCCTAATAGATTTTGCATTTCATTGCTCACTTCGTTGCTTGAAAAGCCAAATCCTGGGCATATAAAAACTGGGATCCTACCTATGTTATCAAATGAAGTGTATGAATAATCAATACACTGTTTTATTGCGTCTAATTGCCCGCCAGTTGATTGTTTATTGTTTGGGTCAAACGAAAACTGTATATCTCGCTTAAATTCTATTCCAAAAATCGCATCCTTATTTTTCCATAGTGAATTGTCTATGGGTTTAATCAATGCGTCTATCCTTACTTTCTTGCCAAAACATGTACCGCTCCATTCTTCTTTAATTTGGAAAGAATTAGACAGTCTTTGTAGAATCGTTGCTTTAAATTGCTGTTCGTTCATATTGTATTTATTTATGTTTGAGTAACTGAGTAACTGAGTAACCACTTTTCTAAGAGTTTCCCAGAACATTATATATTTTTTTCTAAAACGCTGTATATTTATTTTTAGATATGTATATTTATGATTGTATATTATATGTACTATTTAACATTATATTATTGCTATTCTATTGTCATTTATGTAAAAATGTTTAGTATTTTAGTTACTCAGTTACTCATAAAGTATATTTTAATGATTATTAGAATGTTATAGGTGAGTAACTGAAACTTTCATTAGTTACTCAGTTACTCAGATTATTAATGATTATTAAAATATGTGAGTAACTGCTTTTAAAAAACATTGGCAATTTGCCCGACACTTCTTACCTTGTACCCTTTCCTTCTATGTGTCTCGTCTTTTACATACCCGTTCACAATCTCAAAACCCAAATTCCTCAACTCATGCCCTAATTTATTTAGATTCACACGCTGCCCGGTATATTGCTCCAACTTTACTTTAATATCCGTGGTGGTCATGAATTCGCCGTTATCGTCATTGGTAGGTTCAAAGTAGCGTTGTATTAATTCTTTTTCTATGGAAACTGCTTCAAAATCCTGCGTGCTGGCATTAAGGAACTCGATATGTTCGCGGTCTAAATCTGCCGTGTAACCCGATTTCCATAAGTGGTAAACTTCTATAAATAAATCTGTTTTGTCAATGGAATTATATAACTCAAAATCCATTGTCCCGATAACCGAAATTGGTATGATGCGCCTATTTCCTGTTGGGTCGGAAAGTAACTGGTTATCATTGGATGTTCCACACATGATTGCCAACCTGCGCAAATCCACATTTCCGCGGCCATATGGTTCGCGAAGTGAAAACCATTTTTTGGAAGTCAGGGCTTTCATCTTGGCGTTTTCTTTCTTGGACTTCCCACTCATTTCATCGTCCATGACAATCAATTTTTGCGTCATCAGTATTTCGTCGTCCTTTCCGGCATCCAATTTACTTTCTGCATAATATTGGCGAATTTCACGAGGAAGCAACCGCCTGAAAAATTCCGTTTTGCCAGAGTTTTGCAGCCTTCCTGAAAGCACCAACATAAGTGGGGATATGTCCGTATATATACTTTGTACGATTGCGCAAAGCCATTTAGTCAGGAATATCTTTACATACTCGTCGCTCATATCCGTATTTATGGACTTGCACAATTTTTCAATATTACCAGAGGATTCACGCTCCTTATTTTGTTCAAAAAATGCAATCAAAGGATTATAATCAGGTGTAAAGTTGGAATTAATTAGCCTGTCCATTATCTCATAGGTAAGGTTGTCGAATATCTTTTTTGCCGTAACGAATATAGTATTCAGGTCCCTCGTTTCCATCGGTTTGCCTTCGTTTTCAATCTTTCGGGTAATTACATTGCGCTTCATTTCGTAATTTTGTCTTAGCCAAACTTCCAACTCTGAAATCAAGTTTGTTTCATCGTCGCTGATCTCTATTTTATTGTCAAAAACTTGCTGTACAATTTCCTTACTATCCGCTGCCGGTATATTTTCAATGTCTTTCAATAATTTGACCGTATCGTCCGCCTTCCTGCCACCTTTTCGAGCTTGACTTGCAGTTGTGGCAATGAGACGAGTTTTTTCACTCATGGTGCTAATGCCGGCCTGCTTGCAGTAGTAATAGAAGGTAGCAATAGTGATGCCGCTGCGACCCGCCTTTAAGCAAGCCGTATATTGCTTGTCGCACTTGTCAGGGCTGTATTTGCTGCCGACCCTACTAAGTAGGTGGAAGTAATGACGGCCGCCTTCATTGAACTTGTCAGCCAATGCAAAGGCAATTTGCAGCCATTCCGCATAATTTGGCACAATATCCAATCCACGCCCTGTTATTTGATTAACTATATCGTCAAAATCCGATTGCACATAAATTGTTTTTGGCAATTTAGTAAGGGCTGCTGGTTTCGGTTTTGGGTATTGCGTGAATTTTGCAGACGCCTCATTTATGAAAATATCCTCGTCGTAACTCACGAACCTGGCCCGGGAAACATCCCTTCCGGATGGATCTACTACGATGCCGTATTTAGTGAAAAGGTATTCGCTAAGCCCGTCGAAACTTTCTGAATGCTTTTTCGGGTTTATTTTAAATATTGCTGCTACGCCGTTTCCGGAAACGCTTGTAAATGCCGCATGAACATGACGGTCACAACACAGGATTGATTTAGTTTCTTCTGCATCTACATTATCTATATCTATTGTAATGAATCCACTATGCTCCTTTAATCCAGATACCGACCGTGTTGTAAATTCGCCTGAAATAGTTACATAGGGTAGAGTAGCCTTTGCCCTTTTGCCATTCCTGTAATCTATTATGTCGTTTATCCACCTACCTGTTTTTATGTCCGAAAGAAACAAATCCAAAGGCATTACGCCACCGCCTGTTGTTTGTTTTATATTGCTGTATATTGATATATTCGCCATTTCCTTATTCTATTATTATTGATAATTCCCAAATCCCTGATTGTACTTTCTCTAATTTTTCAAACTCCCGCATGAACTGCCTTAACCCCTTTTGCGACGAAAAGCGCCGCCGGTACCAGATGTAATTGCCTTCCATTACCTTGATTGTGCCGCTCATAACTCCCGTGCTTTTAAATATAATTCCCATATACCCAACCAACCAACACCCGTGTTATTTGCATTTACCCATTCCAAATCTTGTTTGCACAATTTCCAAACCCTTGCCTTTATTATGTCCACGCTGGGCAGATTTGCGATAGGCACATAACCCGTGTCTTTACCGCAATGCTGGCAGGATTTCACGCCAACCTGCAGGAAGGCTGTTTCATCTAATTGATTGCAATGATGGCAGGCTGTCGGTAAAAATGCTTTAAGGTTGTCCATGTGTAGAAGTTGCGTTGATTCGGGTAATAGGTTGAATGGTATTTCGTGCGCCTTTACTAAACCTTTTAGGAATTGTAGGGTAGTGGCGTTGCGCTCGGTGATGGTGTAAAAGTTATTGGGGTCTATTCGCATGGTAAAAATGTAACTAAATCTTCTGGCGATGCATAAGCAGCAAGGTGTTTTAATTCTAGTTTCATAATGTTTTCAATAATTTTTCAGCCTCTTTTAAAGCTAATTGTGAATATTCGATTTGATACTCATTTATGCGTATTGAGCGGTTCGCCCTTGCCATAAAGCTTGTTAATGCCTCCTTTTTAGTAGGATATGCGTAACGCCTTGTAGCGTATTTTGAAGTCCGCTTTTCTTTACCGTAATCCACGCAATATTTTTGTTAGCTATAACTTTATTATTTCTTTCTACAATCATAGTAGATTTTTCAGCGGCTTCTATTAAAGATTCCTCTGCATAGCGTTTGGCTACTTCATTGATCAGTTGCATTATATTTATCGCATGAAGTCCCTCATATATTGCGAGTGGAAAGCTTGTGCCGAATAACTCGTAAGCCACTTCATTTTTGATAACTCCTAATTTTTTCATTTTTGCGTAGATTTATAAGGGTTATAGTTTAAAGAAAAGCTTGGTAGCATACTAATTAATGTCTTAAGAAATGACCCTATATTAGTAGCCCCTGATGGTAGTTTAGGGATTGTATCTGCGAACGCTTTTGACAAATCTGCTATAGTTTGCTTTTGTCCCTCTTCAAATGCTTGTGCTGCGCATTCTTTCATGGCTTAGTGCTCAGGGTCATAATATTGCTGATCATCTTCGCACATGTTTAAGTAGATAATCCAATGCTGCTTTGATATTTCTTCAATTGTTTTCATATCGCTAATTCTAATTTTGGTAACTCCCATTTAAATTGTTTCTTCACTTCTTCAAAAAACCATTGCGCCGTTGTTTCTTTGTGCCATTGGTCGTAATTCTTGCCGTTAATTCCACACCATTCAGCAACTTTTACCTGATATAGTTCCAATAAGTTATAAGCCCCGATTTCGTCCATTTTCAAGCCCTGTATTTTGGCATCTTTCACGATTAGCTCTTTTGCTTGGTGTAATGAGCGGTAAGGATTATAGCCCTGTTGTTTATTATCCTGCACGATTGCGTTAATGTTTATGCTGCTTTCCAGTAGTTCAAATTCTACGCTGTTTTTGTCGTATGCAGCTTCTTTGGTTGGCTGTTCCGCACCGCAAAAGCTGCAAGTGTTGGCATTGGCGGAGATTATCGCCTCGCATTCCTCATTCACGCAAATTTTAACCGGTGCGACGCCGCCGCCTTTGCCCGGCTTTGGCGGGTTATGGAATATGTGCGCCCAATCCCTGCGCATGCACCAGTCGCCATGTTCTAACGCGTTACCGCCTAAATCAATAATGGTAAAGTATGTTTTGCTTGGATATGGTCGTGATCCACGGCCGGTGCATTGAATCCAAAGGGGTAAAGAAAGAGTGGCCCGGTTCATAATTACCGTCTGAACGCTCGGTTCGTCAAATCCAGCGGTTAGGATTCCTATGTTATTAAGGATGGCATCAGGCGTGTTTTTGAACCAGTTCAATATTTCCAAACGCTCCGATTTTTCCATACTGCCGTCCAGATGCCGGCTGTTGTAACCTGCATTCGTGAATGCTTCCGATACCATCTTACTATGCTCCACGTTGCAATTAAACACAAGCGTTTTTGTACCTTTCGCATGATCTTCATACCCACGGACGCAATTTTCAATATGTTTTGATTTGCCGTATTCCGCAAACATTTCGGCATTGTCGAATTCTCCGTTCTTTACTTTTAAATTATCACGGCGAACGCTGCCTTTAACGTGGAAGGTTTGGTTTGGGACCAGGGCTTTTATTGCAATTAGGTCGGGTATGTCAGTGCTGCAAATAATATCTTCGTAAAGATTCTTTAACGGAAACTTTTTACTTGCCGAAATGGGCGTCGCAGTTAATCCGACAATCAATGATGTCTCGTTCGAAAAATATTCATGAAGCTTAGAAAAATTTCCCAAATGCGCCTCGTCTATTACTACCAGCCCAACATCGCCAAACCATCTTGGATTTTTGCGAAGGCGGTTGTTAGCAGTTTCAACCATCGTCACATAAACTTCTGTATTCGGGTTACGGTATTTTACACCTGCGACAATTGGTTCAGCAACTAGATTATACTGCTCGTAAAATGCTGCTCGGAACTGTTGTAAAAGCTCTTCACGATGCACAACGAATAGTACCTTCTTTTTAGTGGATTGCAGGAAGCGGTGAATTAAGGCACTGGCTGTAATGGTTTTGCCGCCACCTGTTGGCAGTTGGAATATGAGCTTACGAAAGCCATTCGCATATTTTTGTGCGATCTCGTCGTTGGATTCCTGTTGGTATGGGCGCAAACTATGCATAAGTTCTTCCTTTTAATACATTTAATATGCATGTTCGAGATACTTTAAACCTATTGGCTATATATTGAATGTTTCCAACCCTTTTATATGGAATCCCTTTTATAGCTTCTTTTTTAATGATCACTATGTCCTCTATTGTCAATTTTCTGCCCGGATTTATCTTACCGAGATTTCTGTACGAATGAGATTCATTTTCCGAATTTGTACACCATTCAAGGTTGCTAACCGAGTTGTCTTTTTTAATTCCATTTTTATGGTTTACGCAAGGCTTCTTATCAGGATTGGGGATAAACGCTTCTGCAACAATTCTATGTATAGATCCTTGATGAAAAACCGTGTTGCATGAAAATGTCATCCTATAATATCCATCACGGTCTTCTATTGGCGTCCTAATGAAATTAGTGTCAACTCTCTTTATCCTGCCTATGTTACTTACGGAGTACATGTTATTTAATCCGCTTATATTAGCCCAATCCTCTTTTTCGATTATATTTTCAGTATTCATGATTTTATTGTTTTCATGGGTAAATTATTTTAATCCCTAACGCTTTAGCTAAATCATGTTCCACGATAGCGCCCTTACTGTCTTCCCAGTTAGGTAGCATGTGTATTTCGTCGCAATCCGACAGCACTTTTATACATTTCCTCATGTATTCTACCCAACTTGAATTTTTAGGAAGATGAGCGCAAAACTTAACCGGGTTAAAGATTTCGCCCTTACCTTGCAATTGCCGCTCCTTATTGACGAATGTTATAAATGCTGCATTCGGGTGCAATCCGGTAACCTTTCCTGATATGTATATTTTCTTTGTCATGATTCTACAAGGTCAAAAAGTGTTGGGATATTCATTTTGTATTCAAGTGATTTTAGGTAGAATAACCCGTCATCGAAATAAGCCGGCTTTAATTCAACGCTTATGGCTTCCCTACCTAATTCGTAGGCCACGTAAGCGGTCGAAAACAGCCCGCCAAATGGGTCATCCACTTTATCCCCTTTATTCGTGAACCTGAAAATCAACCTTTTGATGATGTCCAATTGTAATGGGCAAATGTGCTTTTCCTTTTTTCTGTTGGCTTGGTTGGCATTAAGTGTATTCATGCGGTTTATGTCCGTCCAAACTAAATCATTTGAACTGGTAGGCGGTATAGTCATAAATAACTTGGACAATTTACCCGTCGCATCTAAATCGTTACAAACCCTCAAATGTTCCTGAAAATTATAAATGTTCTTTTTATCATATTCACGCCATTTATTAAAAACCAACTTCATATCGGATTTTGTCAATTCTTCGCTTGTAAGAAAGCGGTCACCTGAAGACTTCCAGTAAGCATGCGCATCCAGCTGCCAAAGGCTTAATAAATATTCGTCAATCTTTTTAATTACGGGGTCATCAGCGTACGCATTATCCATGCTGGAAGGTGCTTTCCTAAACAATAAAACATATTCGGGAAGTCCAACACCCATCTTTGTAGCATCTTTACGCTGTTCACCCCATGTGAGGCGATATGTTTGGTTATTTTCCCGTACCACATCCGTGGTGATGGTTATTTTCCCAACCAAGTAAAAACCGTGCTTTTCAAAGTGCTTTACCGTATCGCCTGAAAAATCCGAAATGGTAGTAAATGAAGTGCCGTTTTGATAGGAGTAACGGATACGGTCTTTAACATGTATTGCGGCAATACGTCCGGGTTTTAATGTCCTTAAAAGATTAGGCGTTAAAAAATCCATTTGCTTAAAGAATTCAGGATTTCCGTGATTATGGCCAAAATCATTATAGTTATCTGAATATTCATAATGATCACCGAACGGGATAGATGTAAGGATCATGTCGGTACTGTTATCTTCCATTTCTTCGTGGATTACAGTCGTATCTTCATTGTATACAGTAATGGTATCCCCGATTTTCGCCATCCTGCGATTTTTAAATATTTGCCTTTTCATGTCTGCTTTAATTTTTTCGGAGTTAAGTCCGTATTCACGGACAATGTTTATCATTTCACTTTGCAACTCAATATGGTTGCGCCACTTTTCTTTAAGTGTTTTTAAAACTTCGTATTCGTTGTTTGTGTAGATTGCGGAAATATTGCATTCAAATAATTGCCTGAACCTGAATATTCTATGAACAGCTTGAATGAAGTCATTGAAGCTATAGTCAATACCAACGAAAATCATGTTATGGCAGGCGTGTTGGAAGTTGCATCCGGATCCTGCGATCTTTGGTTTACTAATTAGGATATCATATTTGCCTTCGCTAAAGTCAATTAGGCGGTTTTCTTTTTCCGCAAATGTTTGGGAGCCAAAAACGGAAGTGTAATTATAATCTTTGAAAGCCTTTTCAAGTGCCGCTCGTTCGGATTCCCTGTGATGCCAAAGGATGAAGCGCTTACCCGGATTTTCTTTTACGATTTCAAGCGTTTTAGCTACCCTTATTTCTATGCTGTCGGATTTTTCACGGCTCACATCAACGAGGCTTTTAGTTGTATCCTTGAATAGGACCAAGTCGCCGTTTTTATTTACGATTGTTCCGGTTGGGTTATTTTCGACTTCAATTTCGTGGAAGTTCATTTTTGGCAAATCATATCCAGTATCATCGAAACCTAAATCGGATGGCTTATTGATAAATACCGCCCATGTTGAAACCCATTTCCAGAACTCTTCTTTTTTATTTTCGTACAAAGTAAGATGACCAGCTTTAGTGCTATCTCTTTGAAAAAATCTTGTAAGTGCATGTCCACGGTCAATTACGCCCAGAAAGTCAGCATAATTCAGGATTTCGATAAAGTCATTTGGCGTTGGTGTTGCAGTTGCTACAAACCTGAATTGGGTGTTCCGAAAATACTTAAGTACATAATTGGTGGTTTCTGTTTTCAAATTACGAAGCATGGAAGCCTCATCAAAAGAAACACCGCCAAACATTTCAGGATTGATGTCACCCATTCGAATGCGAGCGTAATTGGTAACATAAATTTTCAATCCAACATCTGTTATTTTATCGGTATCGGTTATGTATTCAATTTCTAAGCCTGTATTCAATATTATATTATCTCTCCTAAATTCACCAATTACAGCAAGCGGCATACATATCAAAAATGGCTTTTGCGTATGAGCTATAATGTGTTTTGCAATCTCCAACTGCATGATGCTTTTGCCTAATCCGAAAGATGCAAAGATTGCACGCCTTCCACCTTGAATTGCCCATGGAACTATTACTTTTTGGTGTGGCAACAATACTGGGGATAGGTCGGATTCTGCAATATCCACGCCGTATTTTTCTGCAACAACGATCTTGTTTTCTAAGAATTTTTTATATTTTTTGTTCATGCCGCTTTGCTTAAATAATATTTAAAAGCCAATTCATTCAATTGCCGTTCCCCGGCCACCCAACGCTCGTCACCTTCTTGTATTTGCACTTTAAAAACCTTATGGTTAATCTTGCTTACTGCAAAAATCATTGCCCTTTTTGCGCCCGTTAATCTGCAATACAGTACCATTTGCCGCCAGTAATCGAACTGTTCGGCGGCGGCTTCAAATGATTGTTGCGAAGTGGATGCGGTACTCTTTAAGTCCGACACTAAACTTCTTTGTCAATTCGTCCACTGTCATTAAATTCATACAATTGGCTACCCACCATTGCACGACGGCAATAACTTCCTTGTGCGTTTTAGGCTCATATTTTTGCTTAACCTGCGTGCCTTTACTCAACTGCACGGCGGGCGAAACTGCTGCGGATTCAAACATGTTATTTAGTTTGGCAGTGTCAGCTGTGGCTTGTGCTGCTGCTGTCCTGTCCGCCTCTTCTTTTGCTAATTCAGTGGCACGGTCTTCGGCTTCTTTTGCGATGCGTGCGGCGCTTTCTGCGGCTGCGGCGGCATCGTTGGCATTGCGCTCCAACTCCATTTTCCGGGAAGGTATTAATTCAATTAGCCTGTCCCGTTCAATGGTCAGCTTTTCAACCCAACTTGCTTCCAAAACTTTAAATGTAGCGGTTGCGGTGTCTTGTTGGATTTTTGCGGCTTCCTCAACGGTTAAAAGCGGATTTGGACTTACGGAATATGTATACGGCGAAAATGCAACTGTCCACGCTTTTAAGTCTGCGCCGTATTGTCCAATATCAGCTATATTTTTAGCGTAAAAAGTATCAGACATGCGTTGTATGGTCGTGGCTAAATTTAGGCTGTAACGCAGCTGGATTTGCCCTGCTACATGGTTCGTAAAGTCGATTATTGCATTATCATGTGCAATCTTCAAATCGTTTTTGCGCTGTAATTCGGCGGCACGGGCATGTTTTTCGCTGTTCCAATTGTTGGACCATGTGGCTAATTGGGCAACCGGTTCAAGTATTTGTTTTTCGAGTGAGGTAAATGTGGACTTGATTTCATCCATTTTTTTCGTGTACACCATGCGGCGTTCACGGTTCATTTTTTCGGATTCCGTACCTCTTGAACGGAGGTCGTTAATGCTTGCTTCGATTGCATCACCCTTTTGAACATCGAGTTCTTTTAGGTTGATGTCTTTTACCTCTTCGAGTTTTGCGGTCATTGCCGCAACGGCTTTTTTGGTAAGATTTTCGTTCGCAATTAAGCATTGTGGCAATTCTTTGAAGTCCACAATTAACGCCTGTTGTGGCGGTGCGGTTGTTAGTTCTTGGTTCATAAATCGTTCATTTTATCTTTTTTTAATAAGAGTATGATTGCTCTGTCTTGGTATGACTTGTAACCTGCAATAGCTACTAATGCCGCATGGCTCTCGTCGTTTAGGTCTTCGACACAGGCTGCGACAATGCCAACTTTTGCATCTGTTTCAATTATTTCTTTTTGGATCTCTTTTAAGAATGCGTCCAACTTGGCAATGAAATACGTTTCGGGTGCTTCCATTTTTTTTCTTTGCATAATTAAAAAGGTAGGTTTGGATCGGGTTGAGAAAATTGTTGCGGTTGTGGTGCGCCCCACGCTGGCTGCTGCGATGGCGCTGGTTGCTGCTGCGATGGCGGTACTGACGGCGGTGTCCATGCAGGTTGTTGTGGTTGCTGTGCAGGTGCGCCCCATGCCTGTTGCGGAGGTGGTGCAGGTGCTGCGTGTTGCGGTTGTGCAAGTGCTGCTTGCTGCATGGGTTGCGCCAATTCGATTTTCCAAGCATTTAAGTTGGTAATGACTTTGTCATTCCACGCTTGCCCACGGACATTGAAATGTACATTTACCATTTGTCCGGGTTGGAATTGGTCGAGTACGGCGCAATTATTATTAACTAATTGGAATTGCGCCAAATTGGTGAATACTTGACCTGTTGCGTTCGTTTCGGTTAGCTCTAACACGAATGTGCGAACGCTGAATGTGTCTGTCTTTTTTTCTGTTGCTGTACCGGAGACAATTTTTCCGGTCAATTGGAGATTTGACATGTTATTGAATTTTAAAATTTAAAAAGTGAGCAAGGCAGGATTCGAACCTGCATGAATAATATGTTTCTGATGTAGTACGCTGTATTTTCCCCTAAACATCATCTAGTTTAGTTATTTTTCGTTCTATTGTTTGTTCTTAGGCCTTCCCAAGCGTACATCACTTATTTCAATTCTCGCTACCTGAATGATCAGTTCGGGTAGTTTAGCGTCTACCATTTCCGCCACTTGCTAATTTGCAGGTTCTCGAGTAAACCCTTGGCTTTTATCCTGCACGCCCTTATCTTTAGTAATTATTCAAGCGACGGTGGAGTACTCTTTTGATGTCACCATTTTTCAACACGATATTCTGTACCGACCCCCTGCCTTTCGTCATTTTTCGATTATTGCCTGCTGACAATATTTTTCTTTTGCGCATTTTCCTATTAGGATGAGGCGAAGTGTTGGTAATCCCAATCGGCAAATATTGTGATGGTGACTTTATGATACCATCTATCATTTTTTTTTCTAAAGGAGTATTCATTGTCTCTATATTTTGTGGGTTAAAAAATGCATCCTGCTAAAGCTTTTTCTCGTGGCACAACCTCGGATGCTATGTTGTTTTATCGGTTATATTTTAAAACGGTTCTGAACCTGCCGCTACGAATTGCTGCGGCTGCGGCTGCGTATATTGCGGCTGCGCTGTTGGCGTATTTTGCACCCACGGCTGTTGTGCAGGCTGTTGTTGCACCGGCGGCACATATTGCGGTGCTGGCTCAACAATCATTGTAGGTGCATATATTGACGTAGGTTCTTCAAACACCATATTGTTTTGGATAACCTCGTCATCCTCGGCTTGCAATTGCTGCATGAATGGAGTTTTCCTTACTTTGCGAAGTGCGTGTTTGATTACTTTAGTTTGTACGAAACTTTCGTCGTTGTACATTCCCTTATTAGAGCTTTTGGCCTGTAACTCTTTCATCCGCTCGGCGCCAATCCAAGTCAATTCCCTGTCGTTATTCGGGTAAATAACATATACGTAACCTACAAGAAAGTTGTCCAGAGAGAATTTAGGTTTCCCGTCAAAGCGCAATGTGTGTTTTGCAATGTGCTTACCGTCTTGCGTGCTTTCTATTGCGAACTGTTCGCCAATTTGCACCAAAACAGGGTCACTTAGGTGCGATATTGCACCTGCTTTTTGCGCTTGGTAGATTTCGCCGTCAGCCGTCGTTTTGTATCCAATAGCCGTGCCTGTGCCCTTCATTCTTGATATGTACACATGATTGGCAATAGCGCTAAATGAAAGGGCGTTTTGCATTACTTCAAGGAAAATGTTCACGCCTTGGGCAGCTGTAAGTGTGGCGCCTGCATTTTTAGGGTCAGCAATATAGTTTCTAAGCCGTGTCATGTAATTTTCCAGTTCGCCGGCAACTATATTTTTTGCGGTTTCTGCATCAACGCCGTATGATTTTGCGGCAATGACATTGTAAACTTGGATTTTGCTTAGGATTGTGGCGTGTAATCCCTGTAAGTCTATTTGCTGAGACATAATATTAAAGGTGTTTTAGTGAGTTGGAAATATTGTTTTTTCGCTTCGTTGAGGTCTTTGAACTCCTGTTCGGTGATTGTTTTGTTACGGATTTTTTCGGGGATGCTTTTTGTGAACGCTTCGATTTCGTGGGCGTCCATGTCCCTTATTAATTTGCGATTTGAGGCAGTGTTTGTCATATAAAAGGATTAGGGTTACAAGTAAATAAGCGGTTGTGTAAAGCAATACTGCGCCGATTGCGATAAGTGCGAAAAATGAGAGCATTGGTTCCATGTTATATTAGGTTTAAGCGTTAAAAAATGAGATTTAAGCGTTCGTATATTTCAGCTTTGAGGTCTTTTTTGTTAGTCACGCTTAGCCCGTATGTTTCAATGTCTTTAATCCAGTATTCAGGCTCTTCGTATTGGTTTAGCCAAACTTCAATGTCTAATGTTATTATGTTTTCGTCATTTAGTTCAATATCAAACCCGAAAGGATATTCCCTTAATTCGATGTCGATTTGTTCAGGCAGCTCTATCATGGTATTTGTATTAATTCCAAACTTCTTTTTGTGACCATTTGCGATTTACCAACCAATGCCGTCTTTAATTTCCCTTCTTTGATTAGCTTGTAAACCGTGCTCCTGTCCTTGCCTAAAATTTCAGCTGCATCATTTACGCTAACCGTCTTTTTGAGCACCTCAACTTTGTGCAGTCGTTGCGCTTCCTTAGCGCCTTCGAGTGCAGCACGGCGTATCAGGTTATCTAATTCAGCGTACGAGATTTCCATGCTCGGTTAAGATTTCAGATTCAGTAATATTGTTTTCTTTTGCGATCTTACGGATGACCTGCAATGCCGCATATTGTGTGAGCTTTGGGTCGTTGCGCTTGATGTACATGCGTATGGTCAGTTCACCGCAACCCATAGCGGCCGCAATGCGTACACGGTGTCCTGTCGTGTTTATAGTCGATAGTATTTTTTCTGATAGTTGCATTTTTCTACATTTTTATATACATTTGTATATGCGTTTGTGTATTAGAATGCAAATATACAGTAATTAATGTAACTTGCAAATAAAAATACAGCAATTAATGTAATTTTTATTATCTTAAATTATATAAATTTAACAATCAATCAATTATGGCTAAAAATAATTTAGGAATAAAATGAAGAACTCCGATAAAATACAGTCATTTGAGATTCATAAGCGTTATTATCTGTATGCTTCGATACTGGAATTGTTATCGGAACATTCGGCAATGACAGAAAACGAATTGAGGAGTACGATAATAGACCAAGCGAAATTATCTGATGAAATACTATGGGGCGTATCCTCTTCGCAAATAGCTAAAGCGGCTGTTTATTTGGGTTCGTTAGATTTGGTGGGAGTGCATGAACCGAACAAGTTGGAGATTACGGATTCCGGAAGAATATCATTGACTGAATGTCGATTTCAAAACCTTGCAGCAAGTACTTTTTTTAATTATAAAACATTAAAATGGGCAATAAAAGCAACGGTAGCCGCACGGATAGCAGCGACAGGTGCAGTAGTTGCGGCTTTAGTTATGGCATTTGAGCTTTGGTTAAAGTACGAATAACAGGATAATGAGAATGATTATAGAAGGTGTGATAAGTAATGTTGTGTAAAGAACATCTTTTAGAACCTCAATTATGGATGAATTTGATAAAGAAGTTAAGCGAAGGAAAGCCCATTGGGAAGGGTATTTGCCGTGTTCCTTGAAATAGATGCATTCGAGGATGCACTTGTTTTTAGAACCAGGAAATTCTTTTTCCCAAGATTCCGTGAATGCTTTTGCAAAATCTTGTATCATGAGTAATTTTTAAACAAAAGTAGTAAATAAAATTCAGTAATTAATGTAAAATGAATACACCAAAAGAGCGATTATATTCAATTCTTAAAGAACTTGAGATTTCGGCAAATAAATTCGCCGAAGAGATTGGTATGAAAAGGCCGCAACCTTTATATGATATAGATAGAGGCGGGATTAAAAGCATAACGGCTAAATTGGCAAAAAAAATTATAGACAAGTATCCTCAGTTTGATTTTATCTGGCTTACTACGGGTGAAGGCGAAATGCTTAATACGAAATCCTTTCAAGAAAAATTAAGAGAAATTAAATTAAACAGTTCAGACGAAAAGACAATTCCGGTAATGAGCGAAGGCGGTGCAATGGCAACTCCGAATGTTCAGGGACAAAGTGATTTGTCGTTCACGCCTACCGAAATGCGTGTAGTTTCCCGATCAATGTTTGAGGATGCAGAAGCGATTTTACCTGTATTCGGGAATTCAATGACCCCCTATTATCCCCCTGGTTCAGAGGTTGCATTGGCATTAGACGAATCTAGTTTCTTTACAAATGGGGAAGTGTATGCAATCGAAGTAAAAGGAAGTAACTTGCCTTTATTAAAAAGGATCTACGAGGCTGAGGATAATGATTATATCATATTGTACAGCGACAATACAATGAAGCACGAATCGGGGCCTCGTGAAGGCAAATATTTCTATCCGCCACAGGAAATACATAAAAGCGAAATAATGCGAAAGTGGGCAGTAATTGGCGACCAAAAAAGAAGGAAAAACAAACCAATATATCACAGATAAAAAAGTTACTAACAATGAAAAAAATATTACTTACAACAATCCTTTTAAGCGCCATTTTGGTTTGCAATGGGCAATATCTCATTACTTGCGATTATTCCACAAAATACAAAAGAGATGAAAAAACGAAGGAGTTGATTGGGGATGGTGAAATAAATAAAATACCTGCAATTTTTGTAATAGATACTACAAACAAAAATATAAACATGGCTTTGGGTAACATCCCCTCAGGAACGGATATGAAAATTGAAAAAATTAAAAATTTAGACGGATATCTTATTTTGGTTACCGATTTGTTTGAAATATCATTATTTGAAGAAGCTAAATTGCTTACCATGAATTCTCCTAAATTCAATATTTATGTGACTTTTAATGTAAAAAATTGGGCACATATACCATCAAAATAAAATTAAAACACATGAAACACCTACTTACACTCCTCGCAATCTTCACCACGACTTTTTGCAACGCGCAAAAGATACATCACATATCCCACGATGCACCGATTGACAAAAAGTTTGATAATCAGCTTCGGTATGATTACACCCTCACATCTGCGGATAGCTGCGATTACCAAATTGAAATCTTTTTCAAAGGCAGCTATGAGTTTTGGAAGAAAGGTTATTGGGGTTATTACAAGCTTTACGATAAAGCTGGGAATGAAATATACAAAAGCAAATAATGGGGCTTTAATACATACGGTGGCGTTGCCGAAAATGCGGTAATTAAGAATACGACCAAAGAACTTAAAAAGCGTTTTAAATGAACACTCCCGACAGTCAAAAAATCATAATCCGATTTTACGAAGCGATCGACGAATTAATTAAAGAAGGCAGGTTGAAAAACTTCGCATCTTTTATCCGTCGTTATGATTTAAGCCAAACTAATTTTTACAAGTCTAAAGGGCAGCCTGAACGTGATATTTTCCAACCGGCATGGCTTAGTTATGTCGTAAATGATTATGGTGTTTCTGCCAATTGGCTACTGTCGGGAACGGGTAAACCACTAAAGAAGTTTACCCAAAAATTACAACATGCTGATTAA